AAAATACTGTGGGTTTTTTGTAAGCTGTCTTTTTTGCAGAGAACCAATACCACGGCCACGGTATGCGTTTTAAATCGTTAATAAGATACTTTCGTTCTATAGAAGTATATTTTACACCAACACCAACAAGTTCTCGTACTGTTATGGGCCATCGATATTTGCTAGTTTTTAATTTTTCTACAATGCCGATACATTTATACCATTCTTTAGGATCCATAAGTACCAAGGCATTTACCCACTTACCTTTTTTGTACAATATATCAGCAACTGCTTTAGTGTGTTCAATGTCAACTCGTTCATGATGACAACTTAGTATAACGTCATCTATATAGTCGCCGTGTTCTTCCCACCACCGTAATGTGCGTGAACCATTTGTACTCATACTAATAATACAGCCATATTCCTCTTTAAAATATCTAATAAATTTTTCAAAGTCAGGCCAAAGTGTAGGTTCACCGCCGATGATAAACAAACACACTCGACGTTTAGGTGTATTCTTCCTATAGTAATCAATAATATGTCCTAGATTATCTTTGACTTGTTCTAACTTAGGCCACCGATGACTACCGCTATGATAATCTGGAGAGCAATACCAGCAGGAATAATTACAAACATTACTCAAGAACAATTCTATTCTTAAATAATCTCCGGGTAAATTACTATCAACTTTAATTAAGTCTTTCATAGCAAGTGTGCAATTTCAGGAAATGTTTCCCTGAACTCTGTTTTACGTTGTGCATCCATTGTATTAATATATTCTCGAAAATCAGGTAGTAAGTTAGTATGGTCTTCTGCATCCATCCAATCTAATATACCCTCCCAACGTTTCCAACCATAGGGATTAGTTTCCCAGAATTCAGCATCCTTAGTATAATTGTCCCATAGCCATTGCTGTAATTCTGCAAATAGCTCACGCACTTCTAGTTTATCTTCTTTAGGTAATACACGTAAGCTCATCCAAGTGGGGATCCAGACTAAATGTACACCTACTAGTCCGCCACCGTTAGTTTGACCTGCTACATTCTTTTCAAAGTTTAACTTTTTAAAATTGCTCTTAACTTTCCATTTAATAAAGTCTGGAATATGTTTGATATTTAAAATTTGCACTGCTAGGGCAATATTACACAAAATATTATCTGGAGTATTATCTAATTTATGCAAGTTTTCTTCCACAATCTTCCAATCAGTTGGGAATCGTATATAGTGATTACGATCGCCCATGCCGTCTAAACTAACACCGACTTTGACTTTCTTAAACTGTTTCCAAATATCAATAATCGCATCATCTAATAACAACAGGTTAGTATTATATCTCAATGAAATCTTATCTGCATACCCACGTTTAATAATTTCTTCTAAGAACATCTTATGTTCACGGATCATCAACGGTTCGCCTCCAGCAAAATATAGTTGCTTTAAATTAGGAATTTGATCGTAGACTTCTCTCCAGAATTCTGGATTTTCGTGCCAAAAATTGTTATGAGATTTTTTATCCCAATACATTTGTTTTTTAATTAACGGACTTTCAAATATAGGAAATACTTTCTTGTATTCTCCAACCCACTGGCTGCTATCATGTGGACTACACATGATACATTTTAAATTACAAGTATTACCTAGGCGTAAATCCAAATATTGTAATTTATAAGGAACTGTGCCATCTTCTTCAGTTTCTGCAATTAGTTCTTTAATATCTATTTGTTCGTGTAGGTGCCAAGTCCCAGTTTCCCAGATTCGTTTGCTAGCAATACCTTCTTCTTCTTCCTTAAAGCATTTAACACAACTAGCTGGCACTTCTCCTGCTAGCATAGACTTGCGTACTGATTTCATGTAGTCATTGTTAAACGCTTCTGTTGGCAAATCTCTAGCAAAGTTAGCCGGAGTACCATCTTCTTTCCTAACAAGTCCTACACCATAATCGCCGCTGTCTGCTCCGCTAGCATTGGCAACACAGCATATACGCATATCACCGTTAGGTCGGGTAGCAAGGTGCATCCATGGTAACACACAAAAACTAGGAGTACCGGTGAGCTCGGCGATTTGTTTTTGCCAATCACCTAGTTGAGTAGTTTCGGGTTGTATCCAAAAGACTTTATTCATTAAATGTATCCAAATCTACAAATTGATCACGGCATTGACTAATAATAGGTTCAGGAAACTTGCCACAGGTTCTTACACATACATGAAGTTTATCACCTGAAAATGATTCGTCCCACTGGCTTTGCCATTCTGGGCTGTCGACTATTTCTTCTATCGTATATTTACGTAAGTTAAGTTGTTCTATACCGTTAAATTTTTCTAGCAATCTATTAAGACTTGCTTTACTGTCTGTTTGGAAATCGTGTACTAACTGTTCTTCTTTAGTATGGATATAAGGAGTTGCTCCTACAAAACAACAAGGCCATAAGTATCCTAATGCATCGATGTACACACTCTTAAGTTCTTCTACTTCGCAAGTAACTGTAGCACTAGCAACCAGTTCTCTATAGTTCTCTACAGTTTTTTTATCTACAAATACTAACTTTTGTTCTGTTGGGTTTTCTAATCGATGTGTAACATTACCGTTTTTATCATAGACGTCAAACCAAGGATTACCAATAAAGCGACTAGTTTGTTTTTCATAGAAACTTTCAAATCCTAAATCTTTGGCCATTTGACGAGCAGTTTCTAATTGATGCTCGTTATGTCTAAATGTAATAAAGTTCCAACGTGCCTTACCGCCTGCGTTTATAAATGTTTTGGCGTTGGCAATAATTTTATTAAATTCCGTACCTACACGATATAATGCATGGGTATCTTCTAAACCGTCAATGCCAAATTGTACTAAGTGATTAGCAGGTAGTGCTTCTGCTAATTCTGTCCACCACTTAGTACTACGTAGGCTACCGTTGGTATGTATATCTATCCTAATCTCTGGATTATTCATGGCAATATATTTGACAATATTGATTAAGTCGTTGTTAAGCAATGGATCACCGAAGTTGCCACACATAGTGATAGTGTGTAATTGTTCTACTAGCCTACTAGGAACCATTCTAATAAAGAATCTAAGATCGATGTCTTTAACTTTGAGTAAAGGATTTTCACCACCCCCGTGATGATTACGGGCGCACATTGGACAGCTGGCTTGACAGTTAGAACTAAGTTCAATATGTAGGGCGCCGATTTGTTTAAAACTATACATTAGTTTAGTTCCTCTTGTAGAGCTTTTTGATCTAACATAGCTAGAAATGGTGAGCTGGCACTACACATTACTGTACAAACTCCACTACTATTCTCTCCCCATTTTTTCTTTAATAAAGTTTGCCATGCAGGTGTTTCCATAATTTCTTTAATACCTTTACGAGCATCTAATGCTTCAAGGCCACCTAGTTCATTAATCGTATCCCACCACTGTTGTTGTATTTCAGAACCTATGTCGTGCTGTGAACTAATGGGGTCAAATATTCCTAATTTTTGTTCGACAGATTTATCATAATTAGTATACATAAAGCTAGCAGTGATGCAACATGGCAATAATGTTCGATGTGCATCTACGTAAATTTCATGTGTGTCCAATGCATAACAGTTCATTTCACTGGCTTTATCCCAAGACTTCCATCCTTCTAATGCTGCACGATCTACAAATTTAATAACATTATCAGTTGGTTGCTGAAGTATATGTGTTACTTTACCTTTTCGATTATAAACTTTAAAATCTGCTGCATCAAATCTACGAGTATTTCTAACAATAAATGTTTTAAATCCAAGCTCTTTTGCTAGTTGGCGGCATGCATCTACTTGATGTTCATTATGTCTAAATCTAACAAAGTGCCAAGTTGCGAGGCCGCCGGCTGATATAAATGCTTTGGCATTTTCAATTACCTTATGCCAATCTGTTCCTACACGATATAATGCCTGAGTATCAGCTAAACCGTCTAATGCAAATACCACCCGATGTTCTTTCGGCATACTTCTAGCCAACTCGGCCCACCATTCTGGTTTTCTGGCACTGGCATTAGTATGTAAATGCAATGTGATATTAGATGTATCACGCAAATGTTTACACATATCTAATACATCATCATTCATCATAGGATCACCAAATGCACCACACATAGTAAGAAATTCTAAATGCTCTAGTAAATCACTATTAAAAATGGTTTTAAATTCAGATAAGGTCCACTCTGCGTTTTGAATTAAAGGATTTTCTATACTACCTTTTATATTACGTGGACACATGGGACAAGATGCTTGACATCTATTAGATATCTCAATATGCATCTTGCGTATTTCGTTAAATTTAAACATTCTTGTATCCTATAATCATCCATCGGTTATACATTGGTAATTGCAATGTTCCTTGATGTATTACTTTGATATGGCTTTGATCCCAAAATTCCCCCATAGTATCTGCTGTACGCACATGTTCGGGTATTTTGTAATTATTACTTTGAAGTACTATTAAAGTGTTATCAGGTACACCTGCTAACCACTGATCATATTGTTCTTGTGTGATATGTTCACAACTTGTATTAATGACAATATCACTTCGAAGTGGTACTGAACACATGTCTGCTGTTATAGCTTTGAACTTGCCGTCTTGCTCTTCTAGCTTGTTCATCATAGTAGCAATAGATTCGCATGTTGGATCTAGATCAATACTTTCAATATATTTAATAGGTAAATTGCTTTGGAATAGCATACTGGCTAAGGTACCTACCCAGCCGCCGTGTATTGATATAGTCGCGGGTCGATCAACAGTCCAATAATATGTTTTTTTAAGATTATCAATTAACCACTCTTTACTCTTGAGTTGTCCTGACCAAAATGCATCTAATGTACGTTGTGGATCAGTGCTTTGGCGGATGGCCTGCATCCAGAAATGTAAGTGTTCTGTATCTATTTGCATTTTGGTATCTTGCTGTCTGCAGAGCTTACGCAGTTAGGAGATGTACACCCCTGCGGTTCTGTGAACAGATTAAATCCTTCTAATGTGCCGAGAGGTTGGTCGTAGCAACTGTAGCCACGCTTAACTTCATTGCCTCTTATTATAACACTTTGATAGCCTGAATTACAAGACCAATCGGTAAACTTGTTAAATCCAAAACTATTAAAACGTTCTGCTTGGTCAAACAAATATTCAGTATCATTTTCGTATAGGGCGATTTGATACAACTCTTCTCCACGGTCTTTTTGTGGAAATCCTTCTTGCAAGACTGCGATCTGTTCAGCAGTATAACCGTTGACTATATTACTTGCAGTTGGATCACTTTGTGGTTTGAGCGTGACATTAATCCCACGTGCGGCAAATCGTTCTAATCTAGCGTAAAGTTCGTCAAACTTTTCTGGAACCATTACTTGATTAATTGTAACATGTACACCGTTACCCATTAGATATAAGATCTTATCACCGAACTCTTGCTCTCGGGCAAACTCATCGTGGAAGCTGGCTGTAATACTCCTACGTTGT